TTCAGAACAATCGTTAAAGTTGTTTATGAAATTAGCCTTTGGTGAAGACATTGAAGTTTATTACCCAAGCAGTGACATCTTTAAACTATCAGACTCTAAGTGGGTTGAACCAAAGTATGTTGAAGTCACACCGTCTCTCAAGACAGCTTCGTTCCTTGGAAAAAGAGTTTACTCAGATCGATTCAATGCTTCAGGTGTTGTAGAGAATATCATCACAAAAAGAGTGAATGGTAAGATCTTTGACGTTGTCTATCTATCAGACATCATCGGTCAATTTAATACCGGTGATACTCTTACTGTTGATGGCAACATTGAAGACTCGCCTGTAGTAATAGGTTCATTAACGAGCGTAGATATCACCTATGGCGGTGCAAACTTTAAGATAGGTGACCTACTTGACGTCTGGTCTGATAATGGAAAAGATGGCGTCGTTAAGGTACAAGAGGTATTTAGTCAGACCGAGACTGTTTCATTCAATGTTGTGGATGGTGGTTATGGTTACACTCTAAATGGAAATAGCCAGATTTATGTAGCAAATTCAATTATATTCATCGAGAATACCTCTCTGCAATTTAATCATTTTGATCCAGTAGTTCAAGTACTCGAATGGTTATATGCAAACACCGCTAACGTAACCGTTGGTTCGAACGCGGTATCGACAAGCAATACATCTGTTTATGGAACAGTCGTCGGTAAAACTGGTACGTACTTCATCGTGAATACTCGAGTTGGCACGTTCACAGGTTCGCCTTCAGTTACCTTAGATGGCGGCCCGGCGCTTACTGTCACGTCGATTGTTGGAGCTAACACTCAGGGCAGTCTGATCGCACAGACTACAGACCGTGTGGGTATCTGGAGAAACGCTGCAAATGGAACACAGTTCTATGCTAGTTCAAATAATACAAACAACGCTTATATATTAATCAACGGTGTTGAAAAGAAGATTAACAGCGTTGCTGATGGAACTGGCGCAGGATTCCAAATTGGTACATTGTCAGATGTTAGCACAGTTTCTGTCGTATCTGATCTGATCAGTACGTACGTAGCGGTCCCATTGAATTCAGCCAACTACGGGTTTAGAGGAACTCCTACTGATATCAATAGCGTACTCTCATCGGCGCTAAACTCAGTAAACCTTGATATCGGCACAATTCAAACATTAAAAAGTGTTAACCCAGGCACAGGATATGATGCTAGTGTTTACATCTATATTGAAACACCTATTATTGACTCTCACGACTACAGAGATTATATAATCACTATTAAGGCACCAATCACTGGTTCATTCTCAGTAGGAGATAAAGTCAATCAAAGTAACACCGTCTTTGGTCGCGTTAAAAGTGTAAATGGCACTACTCTTACTATTCGCAATCTAACATTTGGCGCTTTTCCTACTGCTAACAACACTCTACTTGTTGGTCCCAATGGATCTGCATTAATTAGTGCAGTTGCAGAAGACTATACAGCAAACACCATGGGCACAAACGCCTTTGTATCTTCAGACGTTTTTGGTGAACCAGGAACAGTATCACGACTCAAGATTGTATCTTCAGGCGTTGGTTACATTGATGACGAACCCGTTATGATGACTCATCGTGCTACGGCTAATGCAAACCCAGTTCAACTTACTGGTGTTGCAAAGTTGGGTACTAGTGGAAAACAACTCGGATATTGGGAAACTAAAACTTCTCACATCAACGAAGTAGATGTCCGTATACGTGACAATAAATACTATCAAGAATACTCATATGATGTTATTGCCGCGCAATCCTTTGATAAGTATGAAAAAGCTGTACGTAGCATATTACACGTAGCAGGTACGGAATTATTTGGATCTGTTGCTAAATTTTCGAATGTAGCATTAGATATCAATGTGAATAGTTCGATTGTTAAGACTGTATTGACTGCATCTTACTTGACGACTTCAATTGGTGACTTTATCTTAACAGCAAACGGGGCAAATATCATTATTCAAACAGAGGTTGAAGTTTAATGGCTAATACTACAATTAGAGCACTGTCTACGATAGTTGGGTCTAACATCGCAGATGCTGACCTTTTCATTATGCATGATTTTAGTGCAAACACAGAAGTAAGCGTTACGCCGGTTGCTCTGGCTGCTGCGTTAACACCTCGAATTGGTGTGATAGGAGCTGCAAATGGTATGTTCATTAGTGCGAATAGCTCCAACACCGCGCTTACTATTACTCAAACTGGCGCTGGTAACGCCTTCCTTGTTGAAGACTCAACTTCACCAGATGCTACACCATTCGTAGTAAAGGCAGATGGAAAGGTTGGTGTGGGCTTAACCGCTCCTACTAACTTATTTCATGTAAGTGGTTCCGCGATTGGGGATGGGATCACGCTCGAGAACACCGACTCAGGAGCCACGGCCGGTCCTCGTCTTGTTCTGTATCGCAATAGTGCAAATGCGGCTGTTAGTGATGCACTTGGTGTACTCTACTTCATGGGTAACTCGACTACTACTAACGGCGCGATTTACGCAACAATTGGTGGTTTCATTGACGACAACGTCAGTGGTACAGAAAACGGAAGATTGACGTTTACTACAATGCGTGATGGTGTTGGTACTACTGCCATGACAATTGGTTCGAATGGTAGAGTTCGCATTGGTGGGTCTTCTGTTGAACCAGGCAACGCAGTATTCATAGTTGATCGGCCCATTAACTTCAACGCTAGCGGCAACTTTGGTATCCTACTCAGTTCTGCTGTGCAGTCCGATGTGGTGTCTGTTCCAGCTACAGGGTTTCTTTCTAACGTCGGTACGCAAGCTGCAGCCTTTACCCTTACTAATCTTAACCACTATGCTGCGCAACAAGGAACACTTGGTGCGGGATCTGCCATAACCGCACAATCCGGGTTTCTCGCGTCTCAAAACTTGATTGGCGCAACAACTAACTATGGATTCAGGTCGTTAAACACTGCAGCTGTAACTACTGGAAGAACTCACTACGCCTTTTCAGCAGAAAGCAACATCTCCACCGGTGGTGGTACTACTTGGAACTTCTATGCTTCTGGTACTGCGCCCAACTACTTCGCAGGTGTATCACAATTCGCTGACGGGGCTGCAGCAACCCCATCAATCACAAATATCGGCAATACAAATACTGGTATCTTCTTTCCAGCGACAGACACTATCGCATTTGCCGAAGGTGGTGTTGAAAGTATGCGTCTTGATGCTAGTGGAAATGTTGGCATTGGGACTTCCAGTATTGCAGGTATCTTCGGTAAAACACTACAGGTAGGTGACGGAACAACTGCTGCTTCCATTAGCCTTCTCGGCACCGGTGCTGTCACCACTGGCGACGTATTCCTGACCTCTGCCGCAAGTACTGCCAGCCTTATTGCCCGCGGATCTACCGACCTCATTCTTGGCTCAAACGACCTTGAACGTGTTCGCATTAGTAGTAATGGCAACGTAGGTATCGGTGGTACTGCTAACACTGCAGCTATACTTGACGTACAGTCTACGACTAAAGGTTTCTTGCCTCCACGTATGACTACAACTCAGCGTAACGCAATTACGTCACCTCCTCCAGGACTAGTGATATTCAACACCACGACTAGTCGCGAAGAAGGTTATGATGGTGCACAATGGATTCCTCGTATTCCACTTGATGAAACCGAAGACTACATCATCAATGGTGGATTCGACGTATGGCAGCGTGGTACTACTACAACTGTTAATGGATATGGAGCGGCTGACCGTTGGGTCAATGGCTTCGTGGGTGGCACTGTTACACAGTCACGCCAATCATTTACTGCAGGTGAAGTACTCGGTAATAATAACCCGACATTCTTCCTAAGACAGAACGTTACTGGTCAAACTCTTACTTCACATTATGCGTCGACTGTACAGCGCATTGAAGGAGTACGTACTTATGCAGGACAAACGATTACAGTTCTTGGATGGGCAAAGCGGGCTACTGCTGGTAACATAGCACTTTCCGTAGAGCAGTATTTTGGTACTGGCGGAACTCCGTCAGCAGACGTCAATTCAAGTGGACAAACACTTGCACTTAGTACAACTTGGACTCCTTTTGCTATAACTTTCACGGTACCGTCTATAACCGGAAAAACACTAGGCACGAATAACAACGACTTTTTACAAATAAGTTTCTGGTCATCTGCAGGTACAGATTTTAACGCACGTACTAACTCTCTCGGTCTTCAAACGACTGATGTCGATCTATGGGGTATTCATATACGCGAAGGCGTGTACACCGCGAACGATGCGTTGATGTATCGTCAAAAAGATCTACAATCTGAAATTGATAAGTGCTATCGATACTACTACAGAGTTACTACACCTGCAGCGAACCATGTGTTCGCACCTGGATATAATACTGCAACTACCACAACTCGCAATATGATCCAATTCCCAGCCAGAATGAGGGCCGCCCCAACGGCGCTTGAACAAACTGGTGTTGCAGGGAACTATCTAGTGTTTAACGCCGCTACAACTACTGCGTGTACCGCTGTTCCAGTGTTTGTAACTGCAACAGAACTCAACGCACAGATCAGCGGAACTACTGGCGCAACCCTTGTTGCTGGTCAAGGATCAATATTAGGATCTAATGCTGCAGGTGCTTATCTCGCATGGAGTGCTGAACTATGAAAACTTACAAATACATTAGTGATACTGTTGTTGCGGTCTTCGATGAAGATGGCGTCTCGAGAATGTCAATGCTTGCGTCTGCTGTGCCGGATGGGGAAGACATTCTTCCGGCAGATCCAGTCGTTGAACCGGTTCCGCCAAGCATCACCTTCGCACAATTGATCATCGGATTAGTAGCTGAAGAATGGATCACGCAGGCAGAAGGTGAAGCATGGCTGGTTGGTACTCTTCCAAGTGCGGTTGTCACGGTCATAAATAGCTTACCAACAAGCCAACAATTTATTGCAAAGGCAAGAGCAACAAGACCATCAGAAGTATTAAGATCAGATCCGCTTGTCTCAAGTCTAGCAACTGCACAAGGTAAAACTGCAGAAGAAATCGACGACTTCTTCAGAATGTACTCAATCATTTAAGGTTAAGAAATGAAGCTACTTACTCCGAGTTTTAAGACCAACGTGGCTGTTCGTAGCTACGCACAATTGACTTCAAACACGAATAATTACTACGTGGTTGCAGCGTACTCGGATGACGTCCTAGGACCAATTGCAAACACTGTAAATGATGTTTGTGACACTCAATATGACATCGACCGCAATATGGTCTTTGGTAAAAAGATTACTGAGAATGATGTAGTCATTGTGACAAGGAACGTACCATGGGTGGAAGGAAACACCTATGACATGTATGATGATAAAGTCGCAGATATTGAGAACAAGAACACTTACGTAGTTGTAGATGACTTCGCAAATAGTAAGAGCATCTTTAAGTGCTTGTTCAACGGTAGAGTTCATACAGGTAATACATATATCGTAACTCCGGTTTCAGACAAACCAACCGTTACAAAAGTTGCAGCCGACGACGAATACTATCGTACCGCTGATGGATATGTTTGGAAGTTTATCTGTAACGTATCTGAAGAAGACGTAATCAAGTTTGGTAACTCGACATATGTACCAGTTAGGCCAAACGCTAACGTCAGTGCTAATGCAGTTAATGGTTCAATTGATGTAATCCTAATCGAAGACACCGGCGGTAATTACCAAAGCTATGCGCTCGGTAACGTGAAACTAGCAAACTACGCA